ATTCATGTACTCATTGATCTTCTTTTCGATCCAACGAATACTCAGTTGACCAGCAGTAGTGACGGCGAGTGCCATTCTCAGATCATAGAATCTGAAGTATTGAGAGCCTAGAGCACCATAAGCTGAGTTGAGTGAGACTTTTTTAGCAAGTTGTAGATTATTGTATCGAGCAACTTTCTTTTCAATTTCAATCTTTTTGACTGGATCTTTTTCGTTCTCTTTCTCTTGCTTTGCTGTAAGCATCATTTTCTTGAACTTCTTACGATCTTCATACATTTCTTCCATCATCTTGGGTAGAAAACCCTGAAAATCAGTTCTAAAGAATTGCCCATTCGGCGTCAAAGTAGCATCAAATAACGCACTTGTGTCTACTTCCTTATTCAATAGTTTCTCGACATCCACGCCTTCAGAAATGATGTTTCTTAGCGTATGTGTGTAGTTCTCAGGCTCAATCAAAGTCTCAGGCGAGATATTGTACTGCATCAACAAATGTGGATACAGTGAGTTTAAGTCGAAACTCGCAACCCATTCATGCATACCAACTTGTGGATCTTTGACAAATGCGCCTTCAAACGCTGCATCTTTTTCTTTGATTATTCTCGGCGGAACAACAATACTCTTTTGCATCAAATGATTATACGTGAGTGCATCCCACATTCTAGTTTGTGCAAAAACATCGTTGTAGTTTGTTTTAGTATCATATGCAAGAGTGAGAGCAAGTTCGATGAGACGAAGCTTGTCTTCCATCTTGATAAGAAGATTAACGTCTCTGATGTTATACTCAATGAACTTTTGATAGTTCAACTTATACAGTTGATGCAGATTCTCATATTCAGAGTAGTCGATCTTCTTTTCACCGAGTTCGAAGTTTGCAATATGATCGAGTCTGTAACTTTCTTGCGACTTACCGTTCGGTGAATACCACTTATACAATTCTAGATAATCTAGATCGCCAATGCCGACAAGATCATATACTTTCAAACGCTTGTTCATCACGAACGCTTCGCGTTCACTGATCATATTCCACGGCGAAAGCTTCTTAGTCTCATCTTCACCAAGAATTTTTCTCATACGATTCACAAGATAAGGAATATCAAAGAACTTTGTATTCCAGCCAGATTGAACGTCAGGATAGTTATCAACCCAGAATTTCAGAAAGAACTTGAGTAGATGATATTCATCTTTACACTTTGTGTATTTCTCTTCACCTTTTGTTTGATAGTCGCCGCAGCCCCAAACAAATGTAGCGCCGTTTAGAAACGTCAGCGTAATAGAAGTAACTGGCTCTTTTGCTTCATACGGATCAGGGAAGCCATTTTCTGAGCCAACTTCAATGTCAAACAAAGCAATAACGATATGATCAATATTCCAGTCGATCATACTCTTATGTTCATCACCGATGAATGCATATTCGAAACGATCTTGACCATAGATCGTTTTGCCAGAGACATCTTCAAACTGTCTCAGATATTCTTTTGCTTCTCGGATCGAATCAAACTTATGTGGCTTGAGAGATTCGTTTTGTAGTGTTCGATAGCCAGTCTCTGTCTTGTTCTTTTCATACAGAGTTGGCTGATATGGAATCTTAGTCTTGACGCGACCACCGTCAACAACACCTCGATAGAGAATGTTGTTACCGATGCATTGTACGTTTGTGTAGAATTTACTCATTCAGTGATTAGCCTTTTAGATGGTGTAATTATTCCTGATCCGAAAGTTTGATTGTAATTGAAAGTAATTTCTTCAGCAGGCTCATAAGTATACACTACATGAAGAGGTTCTACAAGCACAGTGCTATTCATTGTTTGATCTGAGAAAGTAGGAAACGGAACAAAACCCACTGAAGGTTGTGATCCTGCCATCTTCGGCGGCATGACTCTGATTTGTACAGGATTCTTGAGTTGAATCCGATTATCTGGTGTACCAGAAACATCAGCAATCACTTCTTCGCCCGTTACGAGCTTAATACCTTTAATGTTCATTATTATTCCTCTGCGTTAAAAAAGAAAGTTTGAAAAAGTCTTCCATTGAATTGATTGTCACCAAAACCCGGTCGAACACTACGATGATAATATTCTCCACGATACATTACAAGTCGATTGAAAATATTTGCTACTTGCGATATTGGTGTCCATTTCGACAAGTCATTAACATCTTGGTTGCCATTTAAATCAGTTTTTGGATCTTTTCTATCCAGCATAAACACTTTTGTTTCATTATGCATGTAGATCGCAGTACCCGAGTCTAGCGGTGCGTCTGGTGTTAGATACAGAACAGCAGCCCAATTAGTTGGATCGTAATGTACCCAAGTCTGAGAATCTTTTGTTGTGTATTGAAACGAAGTGTTATATTCTTCAGGCCACCAAGTGATTTTTTTGCGTAGAATATTTTCGAAGAGACTCTTGCTTGTTTTAAAGAAGTCATCATTCATTATTTTGGTTCTTGCACCAGGGAAATTACCTGTCACTTCAAACGGTAGGCTTAGTGCGTACTTACGTACATCGTGTGCATTTGAATAGAAGTTATCAAATACCATTATTGTTGGTGTCATAGTGGACTCTGGAGGAGGATACATTTGGTTATTATAGTCATTTTTATTTCTTTGTCAAGTCTGTAATGGTAATAAATAGTTATGTATGCGTTGCTTTACAATATTTTCCCTTTGTAAGATATCATTTTTTGTAATATGTCTTAGTATTTTACATAGGAGAGAAAATGTTAGATCCAGTTTCAGCTTTTGCCATGGCTACTGCCGCTTTCAATGGCATAAAAAAAGCTGTGGAGATAGGTAGAGAAGTTCAAGACGTTTATGGTCAACTGAGTAAATGGGCTGGCGCAGCTAGTGATCTAGCTGAGGCGATTTCTCAACAAGAAAGTAAAAAACCCGGTTTATTCGAGAAAATTGGATTCGGTAAGAACGAAACATCCGAAGCATTCGATACAATGATTGCAAAGCAAAAATTGATAGACATGGAAAAAGAAATCTATCATATGTTTTTATATGGCGATTTACAACATTTAGGCATGGACGGCTATCGTGAATTCGTATCTCTCAGAAAAGAGATTAAAGAGAAACGAAAAAAAATGATTTACGATCAGATGCGTCGTAGACAGAAATTTTTGCAAAACCTTGGAACCTATGGCCTAGCATTTACGTTGCTTGGTCTAGGTTTAGCATTTTTAACATGGATGTCGATCTTAGTTTATCAAACAGGTTTAGAAGCAGGACGCTGGTAAAATAGGAGGTATTGAAAATGTATAAATGCATTTTTATTGTACTAACATCATTACTATTGTCATCATGTGGTGAAAGATATCGTTATCCTTGTCAAGATATCAAAAATCATTCTAAAAAAGAATGTTCATTGGAAAGTTGTAAACATAATAGAAATTGTCCAGATTTGTTTAAGGTAGAAGAGGGATTTAAAGATGGAAAATAATCGATTAACACCAGATGAATTATTTGCCAGGCTAAAAGTATTTGTCGGTTGTTGTTTAGCAGTAACTCTGATGGGTATTGTTTTTGTGGTCCTTTACAGTATCATATTTGTTACACAGCCACTGGATGCAATTAGCCCAGTCGATTCGAAGTTTTTTGAACTGATTATTCCAATTGCAACATTTTTAACTGGCACATTATCCGGCATAATGCTAGGTACGTCAGGTGATAAAAAAGAAAAGAAGTGTGATAAATGCGGTAGTTAAAAAAAAGCACCCAGTCGGGTGCTTTATTGTTTGGTAGGCTGGGTCGGATTCGAACCGACGACTAACCGATTATGAGTCGGCTACTCTAACCGCTGAGTTACCAGCCCACTGTAGTTTACACTACAATATCGTAACGATCCTTCATGATTGCTTTCATCATGATTGCTTCTGGAGTGAAGTTGTCTGCATCACCACCAAGAACACTCACCATGATTGAAGGCGAGAAACCAGACACCAGAGCGGCGCCTCGCTTATCGTGCTTCACAGGAACATTGTCAGAAGCGTTCAAGTTCCAGAAAACAACCTTCGGTACTTCGTACCCTGCAGCAGTGAACTTGCGTTCAATACTCTGCATTGCAGAATCATCATACCCAGCACATTGATCGAATTGCATGTCAGACATGATCAGAAGAACATCTGGCATTTCTTCTTGCGGCACTTTACCACTCTTCGCAACAGAGAGAATCTTCTCAAATGCTGCAATGATGTTGGTGTTCATACCCCAGTTCGAAGTAACCATTTGTTGAATCTTCTGAACAATATTACCCTTCAGATGCATCAGTTGAGGGCTACCT